GCGATGAGGGCCTCGTCAGTGCAGGTGAACTGTCTCCTGGTGAGCTCCCCCAGGGAGATGAGGATGGTGTCATCTCCCTGCCCATATAATCCTACCTCGGGGGGAGCCTCCATCGAACCTTTGATCAGGACGGTGTCGCTTGATTGCAGGTATCTCCCGTGCATGTCGACGAGTGCGACCAGGACCTCATCGGTGCTGTTGATCAGGACCGTGACCAGTGAGGACTCTCCAAGGGAGACGAGGACTGCGTCGGTCTTTGTCATCTTCGAGGGTATGGTGAAGACCCCTGTAATGCTGGTAGAGAGGAGAGTGTCGGATTTCCCGGTGACTGTGGTCCAGGGGAAGATCACATCGAAGACCCCGGTGAGCTCGGCCTCGAGAAGGATGTCGGATTTCCCGGTGACTGTGGTCCAGGGGAAGATCACATCGAACTTCCCGGTGATCGTCCTTGTCGCCCCGATGTCATACTTCCCTATGATAGGTGATGAGGGGTGTGTGACGTCGAACTTCCCGGTGAGCTCGGCCTCGAGAAGGATGTCGGAAAGACCTGTCAGCTCTTTCTCCTGGTTGATGAGGATGTCCGATACCCCTGTGATCGTTCTCCCCAGGTGGATCTTCGATCTTCCAGTGATGCCCTTCTCGACGGGGACCTCGAAGCAGATCAGTACATGCCCTTTTGCGCCGGCACCCCCATTCCCACCGTCGCCTCCGCCGTAAATGGCCCAGGCCCCCCCGCCTCCGCCTCCACCCCCGGCTCCGTATCCCGATCCCCCGAGCCCTGCCTCTCCTCCCAGGGCGACGTGTTGACCGTATGGGACGATGGCATCCTCTCCGGGCATCCCGTCCGATGCAGAGATCCCGGGGGTGTAGGAACTGGTCCCGTTCATGCCGTGAGACCGATCGCGATATTTGTAGAGGTTCGACCCCCCGGATCCCCCGGACCCTCCCATCGCCTTAAACTCTACTCCCGCCCGGGTCACCGAGGAGTATCCCCCATACCCTCCAGGAGATCCATTGCTGATGCCCCCGGCCCCGGATCCCCACCCTCCCGATCCACCATTCCCAACGACGATCGTGAGGATCTGCCCGGGAGTTACAGAGACGGTGGAGATAAGGGTGGATCCCGCTCCGCCCCCATACCCTCTCTCTCCCCAGTATTGGACGTTCGCTCCACCTCGGCCTCCTCCGCCTCCGCCTCCGCCCCCTTGGATTGTGAAGGTGGCCTTCCTCGCCCAGGAAGGGACGACCAGGGTGCCGGATGAGGTGAAGACATGACAACGCTCGTATACGGTGTATTTCCCAGTGAGCTCTTTTTCAACTGGTTCCTCTCCAGGTTCTTCACCTGGCCCCCCATATAGAGAGGCAGTATATTGGAGGTGTAACAGACTGTTTGATTGGCTCTTCCCTGCGGTTGCGGATGGTTCTGTGGTGAGGTATTTTCTCACCAGGAACCAGTCACAATGAATATATTCGTTCCATGAATCGCAAGCCGTTGAAACGTGAATCGGAATGCTACCGGAGGGAACGCGAGTATTTGTTGTTGCTGCCTGGACGCCATCAATCTTCAATGTGGCGTATCCCGTTGCCCCATTGCGGATAATATCAAAGATGTGGAACTGATTATCAATTGGATTATTGTTAGGGGTAACCGCCCATAAACCACTACTACTGGTCTCCAACTTATAACCCGTAACAGGTGAGCCATCACGAGGGATCATTGAGATGCGGTTGTTGTAGGCCCCGTTCATGACCCTGCCATCATACCCGACCATCGGATAGTTGTATCCTGCGGTCTTGGTTCTGGTTCTAACTGCGGTGTTGGTGCCAAATGAGGTCTTTGATTGAATCCCCTTTACGACGGAGGTGCTGGTGTTGTGGAGTTGATACACCCCGTCAACTACCGCTTCGCTGTCAGGAGGACTAACAGATTTATCCCATTTTGCGGTATTTACAGTCCCAAAGGAGAAATCATCGAAGAACTCAAATACGTCGTCCCCCGAGGATTCCGAGACGGCTTTGCCGTTCCCGTAGTAACAGAAGAACTTCGCGCAGTTCTGGGGCAGTTTTATCCAGACAGATGCGCTCGTGCCGGTTGTCGAAGTTTCAATCCAATATGGGAAAATGTCGCCTTGGTCGGTAGCGAACCGAATATCAGAAAAATCCCGGCGCATCCCGGGTTTCCAGGTGACAGTAATTGGAACCTGGTGATAACTCGCAGTGGGTTTATTCGTTACACTATACGGGACTCTATACTTCCACTGGGAATATGGCTGGCTCATGGGGACCTCCTCCTGATTTCAAAAAACCGTCAGGAGGGATCTGATGCGATCTGCGGGATACTGTAGACACTGATTGCAGTGATGCTGTAGGTGGTGTCAAGGTTCGTTACCAGTACCCGGATATACTTCGGTGCCGGGAGGATGGCGAAGTGGACTTTGACAGCATTGCCTGCGGAGACTGCCACATCAAACTGGTCATAGGGATGTGTCGAGGAGTCCCAGTTGATATTATCGTCAGATGCGTAGACCTTGACCGTCGCCCCGAGGGTTGCAGAGGCATTGAACGTCATTTCAACGTCAATCGCCATCTGGATTGCCGATGACAAATCAACTGCCGTGCATTCTGACGCTGTGGTGCTGGAGGATGCGTTCGCAGTCTTATTGTCAAGGATCTTCGTTGAGGTTTTCGAGAGGGCCATTATACGGCCTCCTTGGTTAGTTCACTGGTTTCTGTTTTCAGAACGACTCCCTCCTTTAGCCCGACAATCTCCACCTTCACCGTGGTCTCTTCTTTTACCGGGTTTGGGTTCTGCCGGGTGTAGGTTTTCACGTTCTCCTCCTCGTAGATCCTTCCCAGGATGCCGGTGATCGCGGTCTGCTCCTCCTCCGTCTTCTCTACCTTCTTCTTATATTCCAGGATGAGGGGTGCGAGGAGCGACCCCTTCTCATTCACGTTCACCAGGGCCGATACAGAGGTCCAGGTCTTCTCCCAATCATTCCCCTGGGTGTCAGTGGTGAGGTCTGCTGAAACACTGAAAATGGAGGGGTCATGAGTAGGAGCTACCTTGATCGAATCCTTGTCTATATAGTAGACCATGACGATCAGCTCGATGTGACCTTAATTGTGAACGTGTCATCCGTATAGCCATCTCCTTCGGCAGAGACGACCCGCTTAAGCCAGATTCCGATCCCTGCGTTCTGGGGGAGGCTCCCCAGGATGAGGACGTCTGCGTGTCCCGAAGAGGTTGGATTTACGAACGTCGAGGCAGTGATCGGCGCGAGTTTCGCCCCTTTGCTTGCCCCAGTCGTCCCACCATACGATGACGCCAGTGTGATCGTCAGACCATCGGCCGAGACACTCGCGATCGCGACTGCGTTCGCGGCCGTATCATCAGTGGAATTGAAGATCTTCTCCCCGGGGCGGCATTCTTTCGAGACGTCGTTTGTGCAGGTGATCTCTGTCGAGGCCGCGAAGGTGAAGGTCCCGCTTAAGGCATCCGAGTCGGCACTCTGTTTTGATTTTGATCCTCCCGCAACGACTGTGATGTGTGTGTTCTCTGCGGGGGTGTTCTCCTCGATCCATGCCTTGATGTTCTCGTAAGTGTCCTCGTTCTCATTCCGGAGGAAGATCTTCCGGTAATCGGTGACCCCGGAGATCCGCTCGGCGTCACTTATGTTATCGAAAATGTTCTGGGAGGTGTTGTTGCTGATAGGAGAGGAGGTATCCATCCCTCCCCCATGAGAGGACCCCTCGGCCCAGGTCAGGCATTTATACCAGGTCAAGTTCTCCGCGAGGATTGCCATGGCTCATTCCCTCCTGGGGTTAGGACCCGATGTTGAACGTGAGCTGGACCCCGAATATCCAGATCTGCCCGGATGTTTTGGTCCCGTTCGATTCTACTTTCCGCGTCAACATGACCCCCCCAGACGAGGCGTTGAAGGTGGCCCATTCCGCCCAGGTGAAGTTTCCGACGGAGGTCCCAAATGTCGCCTGAAAGTTGAGGACGTTCGTGGCGATCGTCGGGAATCCCGTATCCATACTGACCCTGACTTTATTCGTCGCGGCTTGGAGGTCGGTCTGGTTCGCATTGAAGGCCGTGCTCGAGTCTCCGACTCCGATATGTGCGTTCGCATTGTTGAACGGGGTCGGGGGACCGTCCTGGATGGTTGCGGCCGCGAGGAAATTCCGGCCGGCATTGGTAAGAGGCATTTCTCTACTCCTTGTCAAAGGGGACCCATTCCGCCTTCCCCTCGGGCGTGATCCGAAGTCGTCCCTGGTCGACGAGGGCCTGGACTTCCTCCTGGGAGAGAATCCGAGAGTTCTCGACAACCTCATACGGTTCGTCGACTGCAGGGTCCGCCCCCTCCCGGTATTTCTGGAGATAGGACTTCTCCTCGACGACAATGTGTATCGGCAATTCTGCCATCAGAAGAGGGTGGGGGGGTATGCTATTATACGGGAATGAGGGGACGGTCAGTTTTCAGGAACGAACCATTTCCCGCAGTTTCGGCAATTGAGCTTTGTCCTCGCGCTTGAGGCCCATTCTTTTCCGCACCTGGGGCATTTCACGACCCGGAGGGGAAGGCCCTCCGGGAGGCGTGTGTTCATTTCCTCTCCTTGTTCTTGAGTCGGTCCATCTCCTCGACCATTGACTTCTCTTTTTCTTTGTTTGATTTCTTTCCCATGTTCTCACCTCCTTATAGGTAACTCTCGACCGTGAGTGGTTGTTGTTCCATCCTCCCCAGGGCGACCGCGTGGGTGCCCGGGTCAATTTCCATCCCGAGGTAGTTCATCCCCAGGGCCTTCGCCGCGAGACAAGTGGTCCCCGAGCCGGCGAATGGGTCGAGGACTAGGTCCCCGGGCCGGGCGAAGGTCCGGAGGAGGTGGATCGCCTCGTGGATGTCCTGTTGCCAGGCATGATAGGTCTTCGACCGCTTACCCGTGACGACGTCCAAAGAGACTCTGTTTAGGGGCTTTATGGGGGCCTTCTGGTAGACGATGATCGGCTTGAATCCTGCGATGATGTTCCTCGAGTGGACGAGACACTTCGCACCATGGTTGCCCTGACAGAAGAGCCAGTAGTACGCGAGGCCGGCGTCTCCCATGATCCGCATAATCTTGTCGAGGTTGATGTGGCCGCAATAGGAGATCAGGAATCCCGAGGGCTTGAGGACCCGGGCACCCTGGAGGGCGAGGGTGGTGTAGGCCCCCGCCCATACCTCCTTGATATATGGGGGGTCGGTGAGGATGATGTCGACCGACTCATCCTTAAGGGCGGCCATCCCTTCGGAGCAGTCACAGTTTAGGATCGTCCTCAATGCTGATCCTCCCGGTCCCTCCACACTCGAGGCACCTTACCCCTTTCCGCTCGTTGAAAATCCCCGTCCCCCTGCAGGAGGGGCAGGTGAGGTCCCGCCAGGTGTCTTTCATTTTTCCTCCCAGGTGCATCCCTCGGCCGGGTCCCACCAGTTACAGGACGGGCAGTCCGCATCTCCCCCGGCCGGGCAGGGGTCGATCATACCTCCATCTCCCGGATTGAGACGACCTTCTGGCCCCCTGGGAGGGGGTCGATATAGATCAGATCGTCGGGGTGGTCTTTCCGGGTCCGGAGGATACATGACTGGACCTCCTCCCATCTCGAGTAGGTCCCGAGAATCTTTCTCCCTGGGGGGACCTGTGTGAGATCCTCGTTGAGTAGGCCGAACTCTGCGAGGGTTGTCATGACCTCACCTTCGCGGTCGGTTTGGCGTATTCCGCGCCAGGGATCCGGAGTTTCTCCTCTGTGTTCAGGACTGCCAGTTCATGGGGACCCAGGATTGCCCGGATGAGATAGACTCCGTTGGTTTCGTTATAGAGTTTGATCCATTTCTCGACGTGGTCGATGTCCTTCTGGTCGCGGAGGGGGACTGCATTGACCAGGTGTTTCCCTGGGTGGAAGAGATAGAGTTTATACATCTTTCTCCTCCGCCTCGATGATCAGCTTCTCAATGCAGTCGACGCATAAGTCCCGGATCTTCGGGTTCGCCTTCTCGTAGGGGATGAGGAGGGGATACTCCTTCCCGCAGGTCGCGCAGGTCCGTATCCCTGTCATAATCTCCTCCACATCGGCCGGGTCCGCGACCCGAACGAGTACCAGGTCCCCTCAGCACAGATCACCTGCATTGATTTTGTGACCGCTCTCCTGATGGCCGCGACCTCTGGGGAGACTTTTTCAAGCCTTGACGCCTTGTGCTTGACCCCCATCAGGAAGAGAATCTCGTCCCGGGTGACGATGTCTCCCCGCACCCTTGCCAGAGCCGCCCTGACTCTCTCCGTGGCCTCCTCCTGGGTGGCGACCCCATAGGTGGCTGCGGCCTTCGCCGGAAGTCTCACTCTCTCACCACCTCGAAGGTGATCGCCCAGACGAGCTCGTCCTCCCATCCCAGGGCAGGAAGTCGGCGATGGTTCAGGCCATGGAAGATCCGGAGGAACGTCGCCCTGTCGTCGAATCCCTCTGCCCGGGCGTCCTCCTCGGTGATGTCGCCGATCCGTTCCTGCCGGACGTCGAGGATCCGGACCTTCCCGAAGACGGCCTTCGGGTTGAATCGGTCCCGAGTGACTTTGTGGATGGACCCCACATTCCACCTCTTCTTTCCCAGGCGTCGGGTCTGGGTTTTCCGGCCGCTGAGGATGTCCTCAACGAGAAAATGGGAGAAGGTGATCATACCAGTTCACCCCCGACCCGGAATCTCAAGTCCGGATACCGATAGAGGAGCATCTTCTCGGTCCGGTCGAACTCTCGGGTCCGGTATCCCTTGACGTCCTCGACCTCGACAGTGCCATCGAAATAGGTGACGCGGAAATCAGCCCGGTAATTGATCGGCCGGTGTTTCTTCCCATTCCGTTCAAATCCCTCCTGCAGGAGGTAGATGGGCTGCAGCTCGATGTCTTTGACGATCCCCTGGGCCTTCATGAGGAGGAGTTCCTGGTATCTCTTTGCCTCCTTCTTCGATGCAAACCTGATCCCCCTGACCTCGGTCGGGATCGCGCTGTATTTGTGTTTAGCTCTCATGGATGGCCTCCTTCTGGAGGAGTGTGATTCTCGGGACGCTTGCCAGATTTTCGAGTGTGTTGTTCTTTGGGTCACCGTCGATGTGGAGTATCACATGCCCGGGTGGGATCTTACCGTAGTGATCGACCCACACCTGCCGGTGGAGGCAGACCTCCGTATATCGGCCCCGGGAATACTTCTTCCGACGATAATACCCCTGCCTGCAGAGGGAGTATACCCTCCCCATGTAGACGACCTTTTCAGTCATTCCCCGTCCCCCCGTGGGCTCTGTTTCGAGTGGAGGGATTTTTTTGGTATGGCATTAACTTTTTTTGCAGGTTAAGTAAAGTATATATACCTTGGAGGGCCAACCATACACTGCCCTTTTTTTCCTGGATGAAAGAGAGATGACCCTCTTTTTCCACATCCCATACCTCGGAGAGAGTTCCAGTGGAAATGACGCCCACGGGGGTATGGGGGGTCATATAGTATCACCCCTCTCGTAGATGTTGATCGGCCTGTCATATCGGCCGCGTGTCTGTCCGCATTTCCTGATCAGCCCTCTTTTCCGGAGGTTCGCGACTGCCCGGATATACGAGCTGTGTGGGGTCCCCAGGGGGAGGACGACCCGTTCCTCGAGGTCTTCGACCGTAAAAAGTGGCATCCTCCGGACATAGACGAGGATCTTCGCCTCCTGGGTCTCGGCCTTCGTCTCAAAATCTGCGAGCTGGGCCTGGGTGAGGACGTGGCCGGTCTGGTGGTAGGAGTTCAATATTTTATCCCCCCAGGAGGAGTCGTATTCTCACACCTGGGGCAGGAGATCCATACGTCTGCAGTCCTGAATCTGTATCTGCAGATAGGACAGACCACTATCCGGGGATGTTTCAAGATGTCACCCCCGGGATCTTGGTCTGGTCAGGGTCGGCCATTGCCTTCACGGCCTTTGCCGGAGGGGGGGACATATCAACACGGCCGGCGACGAGGAATCCTGCGTTCACTCCCTGGGGGGCGTCAGTCGGTTTCAGTACGAGGACTTTCTCCCCCTGCGAGTTGGTCAGGGTCCCGAGCTCATACTCTTCGGACCCGTACGCACTCATCATCTTGATCAGGTTTTTCAGTACAGGGGTCCCGAGGAGCATGATCGGGTCATATCCGTCCTGGGGTTCGACGATCCCGACTGCAATCACGTTCCCCGCGTCCTTCATCACGATCTTCATGTGACGGCCCCCATGAGTTTCCGGACCATGTAGGCATTGAGGGCACCAGGGGTATCCGGGTCGATTCCATGCTCCCGGGCCTTGGCGATAACCTTGTCCCTCTGCTCGAACGTCAGGCGGAGGGGGTAGATGGTCGTCTCGGTCATGCGTTGATCACCTCGCCGTTCTTCTTCCCTCCCAGAACAGTTGCCCCGTTCTTCGGTGCAGGGGGTTCAGAGTCCATGAGCTCCCGGGCGAGCTGGAGGCGCTCATACGCGGACCTGATCAGCTTATCCGCCTCGACGGGGTCGGCCGCGTTGAACCGAACCTTGAGGACCCCGCCCTTCCCGGGCGTCCCGATCTCGATGCTGTCACTGAGCTCGGGGACTGGGACGTGGATATGCCGGATCTCGGTCACTGCCGGCAGGTTGAGAGTCTCCTGGGGCGAGGGCTTTGCGGGAGCTCCTTGAGATGGGAGATTGGTGACGACCGGGCCAGGGTCGGGCGTGGGACCGAAGTCGCCGGTCTCCACCTGGACGGCAAACATCCCTGTCCTGTTTGGGATCTTCCCCATCGCGAGGTGGACGGTCGACCCCACTGGGATCTTGAGCAGTTTCGTCCGCACCTCGACCGACGTGTTGACTTTCCGTCCTGCTACTGTTGCGGTCGGTTGTCCGTTCTCGAGCCCGATTTTCTCCAGTGGGCCGGAAACGATCTCCATCAGGCCACCCCCCCAGGGGGAATCAATTTTGTCTTCCGTGCCGATTGTACTGAGACGGCCCTGATCTCACTGATTGCAGTCCGGGGGATCGGTCCGTCACTCTGAATTACAGACATCTGCTTTCCTCTTTTCGACATTGTTCATCTGCCAGTACCCGCGTTCGAGCATCACTTCCCCGATGCATTCACATCGGAAGTGTGCGTTCACTATCTGGAGGTCCTCCTCAGTCACCGGGCGATGGGGTCGATCTGTCATCCAACTTTGACCCCCTCTGCCCGCGCCATTCGGACCACCGCAGCGACGATCACCGCAGAATTTGAATCAAATTCCGGGTTCTTTTTCCGGATCTGCCCGAGGAGACCGAACTGCTGTTCAGTCAACCTCATCGCGATGCGTCGCGTTTTCTGTGTGCCTCTTGTAGGCATAATGTATCCTTATCGCCATACCAATATTTATTTGTATGGCTTTGGTGACACTGTGTCAAGATGTGACAACAAAAGAGTTATTTCAGATGAGTTTCGATCAATCTGTGCTCATGACATCTCCCAGGAGTGGTAGGACAGAGAAGGTTCAATTCAGACTCCCCGTGCATATACTCGAACGGATCGACGCCCTCATCTCGGAGGATGGAGAGTATTCCACTCGATCGGAGTTTTTCCGGCACTTGGCTGAGTCATATTTCTCCCATCGTGAAGTGGTTGCGAATCTGGATGACACAATCCAATCTCGTATACAGGAGGGTAGGTACGACAGCGCGCTCTCTGCGAGGATTGCCAGATTGCTTGCAGATCAATTGCTGAAAAAATAGGTCCAGTGAAAAAACGAACAATTTTTATTCACTCTTGTCATACACCTCTGTTTACAAAAAATAGGGGTGTTAAATATTAATATCGACGACAAAATGATTGGATATATCGACTCTTCGCCTATTCTTGATGAGATGATCGACTCTTACTTATTTGCATTCGTTGATATGCTTCAGGGATCACATCCCAGTGATGGATCACGTCCCGGATCAACTGTTCCCTGTGAGATATTGCCTCTTCTGTGAGTGGGGCCATACACTTCCCACAAAACTCATTCGTGGGTATGTTGATGTGGTTACAGTTCGGGCATACCCTGGGGCGGTCCTGGACCTCCCTCCTCGGCCTGACCTTCTTCGCGACACCTGCCTTCTCCTCGAGTTCTGCATCTATATCCTCGTCCGCGAGGACCCCATAGGTCTTGAGGACCCGAGTGTCGAGGTTGTTCCAGACACTCTTTTTGATCGTGGTCTCGGAGTATCCGTCCCTGAGCATGTGAGTGACCCGGACCTTCCGAAAGAGGTGAGGGTGGACTCTCTTCTCGATCCCTGCTCTCTCTGCCATCCCCCTGATGATATACCTCATGGCGTCGTAGGTGAGGGGTCGCCCTCGCTTTGAGTCGATGAATACCAGGGCCTCGGGGTCCTTCCCCTGGGGGTGGTCCATCCTCCAGGTCGCGACGAGCTGAGAGTATTTGATCACCTTCGAGTGCCTGATCTTCACCCCCGTCTTCTCGTCCCGGATGGTGACCGCGATACCTGGGTCGTCGTCTTTCAGGTCCATCCATTTCATCCGGTAGAGTTCCCCGACCCGGGACCCCGTCTCGTAGAGGACTGCGACCAGTGCGCGGTCTCGGCTGGTGTTCCCTGCCAGTATGAGCCGGTTCACCTCCTCGTTCGTGAGGATCTCATGTGGCATCGTGGTCTGATAGTCCCGGGGGGGGACCTTGATCTTCCGGACCTGCTTCTCCTCGAGACCTGACTTCCCATTCTCGATCATCCAGAGTAGGTAGGCTTTCAGAGCCTTGACCCAGTCGTGTTTCGTGTTCTGTTTGAACGGTTCCCCCCGGGTCGTGGTCCCTGTCATCATCGCACTCACCGCAGCATGAACCTCCTTGATCTTTGCTTTGTGATAGGGGGCCTTGAGGAATCGCTTCCAGTAGATGAGGTCCGAGGTGGTTTTGATGACACGGTGGATCTTGATATGCCTGGTTGCGCGGAGCTCCTGGATGAACTCGCGCAGGTCGGCCTCTTCCTGCTCGTCGATCAGACCCTTCTCGCGCCCCCTAGGGTAGAGACGGAGATACCTCTTCTCGGTAAGACCCGGATAGAATTGAGTGGGGGGTGATCTCATACCCCTCTTTCTGCGCCTGGTAGGCAATGAAGATTTGCATGAGAGTTGTAGTTCAACCGATAACGCCGAGGGGGAGAGTTCGGGAATGAACTCCAACTCCCCTACACGATCCCAGGTCCGGCCGCGCCTGGATCTCCTCTCATATCCGAGCTCCCGCAGGACCCGGGAGATACAATGGAAGAGCCGGTTCGCACCGAACCGGGCGACCCCCAGGGAGACAATATCGTCATAGAGTTGTGTGTCGGAGATCACAAGAGGGTATCGGTCGTCCCCACTATGATTGAGAAGGTACTTGACCACAAGGGGGCGGACGACGAGGTAGTCCCAGGAGTTTCTCGCGTAGAAATCCCCCGCCATTGGGGAGATATGTCCCTGGGAGAAAAATAGATTAGTCCCTGGTGGACCCCTGGGAGGGCCGGCGGCCGTTCGGCGGCCGGGTCGGGGTGGAGACCCCGCAGTGTCCTTCACAGGGGCGGCCCTGGACCTTTCCCCCACTGAATACGCATCCGGCGATACACGGGGTAGTGGCAGACGATCTCCTCGCCATAGTTGGTAGTGGGTAGACAGGGGTTATATATGGGATTCAGGGGGGGTTATCCCCGGAAAAAAACGATGTGGCACTTCGCGGGATGGTGCGTCTGAATCCACTGCCCGTCTCTATATTCGCTTGTCCAGTATTGAGGACTCCCTCCGATCCCGACACTCATAGTATTCACCCCAGATACCAGATTTTTCAAGGGGTAGTACGTCGCTTCGTTGAGGTCAAAGTAGGCATAATCCAATACGCCATCATCAGCGAGGAGATATTGGTATGTATAATAGTCCCACCCCCACCTCCACCAGGATGAGACAATATTTGCGTTATAGTAATCCATTGCTCGAGAGTAGGTAGATGTATCCGTCCATCCTCCGACGCTATGGTAAGGGTCGTCTATCAGGGGGATCAGAGTGCAGACGTACGACTCCCGGACGTTGAGATAGTCCGGAGTGTTCGGCCACATAAATTCTCCCTCGTGGATGATCGGAATTACGACTGTCTCCCAGGACCCGAAGAAGAACGGAGTGTATTTTCCGGAATTTGACCAGTTATTTATCCAGTGGCTCCCATGTGATGGCGGGTCATGAGTGATCCTTGTCCAGGTCCCTCCTTCCACTGTCTCGTATATCTCAAGTTCGCCGAGGGTAGGCCCAAAATAGCCGCGTAGGTTCACAAAAGTAATTGAGGACTTCCCCTGATCCGATATGGCCAATTTCGGATATATACAGTCATACCCCTCATGAGGCCCCGGCACAACTGTTACAGGGGAGGACCAGGAGTGATCTGATAATTCCCGTATCTCCATCAATCCCCTGCTGCCCCATTCGTCGAACACCACTCGCCCGAGGTTGGTGTTAGGTGCGACCCTCACGGAGGGGGTCCGGTAAACATGAAATTGATTCGTATCAAGCACCCGGGCCGATGTCCAATGATCAGGATTTGGGGGGCTTGCCGTGGATATTTTTTTGAACACATACAAGGGTTTGGGTGCATCGGGGTCCGAGAAGGACGCCCCAACCTCCTTTATTTGTACTACAACGTAAATAATTCCGTTATTTTTTCCAATATCGACGTCATAATGTCCCCATCCTAAATCATATCCTTCTGGGAATGGGACTGATTCCTGGACCCACACTCCATCGAATTGCCGATAATAATGGATTATCTCTCCTCCTTCGACCCAGAAGAGGTGAGGGGTATAATCCCCGGAGAAGGGATCAAGCAAAAACTTTAGATTTCCCCCGTTCCAGTCTTTTATTAGGAGAATTTTTACCCACCCCGGGTCTGTCCCGGTCGGCCAGTCCTTCGGGTTCGACCCATTTGAGACCCAGTACCAGAGACCTCTCGAGTCTCCAGAGGATGTGCCGATAAATCCCCCTCTCCCATCCGCAGAGTAGGTGATCGTATCCCCGACCCCAGGGGACCCTCCGCCAGCCGCGACCCCGTCCGGACTATAGAGGATTGTGTCCCCCGCCCCTGGGGCTGAATCAGTGACCCCGACGAATCCTCCCTTCCCGTCAGGGGAATACTGTACTGTCTCTCCCGTCATAACTGAACCCGGACCCATATCGGGCCGTCCGCGCCCTGGACCTGGACCATTTTCCCATCAGGAGACGTCTGGATGACGAGGCCCTGGGCGGCAGGGGGAGACTTCTGGGTCGCGAGCTGCATCGCCTTCGCGGCATCGGCGAAGTCGGCGAGGACCCAGTCCTCCGGGTGCCCGAACTCCACCTTCACAGTCCCCGAGAGGTCCCAGGTGAGACCCGTGATCCGGTGATTGGTCGATCCCGCCTCTGCATACTCGAGGAGGGTGAACGTGTCGCCGACGTCCATGGTGGAAGGGAAAGAGGCGAGGGGGACCCGGAACGAGCCCCCTGGGAGGAGGTCCTTGAGTTCAATGAGGGCGGCCCCCGCCCATTTGTCGAGACCGTCGCGGTCCGCAGCCCCGATCACTGACTGCCGCATCCCCCTCTCCCCATAGAGTCCGATCGAGCTGAGCGGTTCCGGATCCTCGTTCGTGCTGTCTGCAGAGAGGACCAGGGTCCCCGATTTGTGTGCGTAGGGGGTGGTGTCGTCGACGCCCCTCGTGAGGTTCTGGAGCTTTGACCCATAGACTCCTGTGACCCGGATCTTCTCCGACCCGATCCAGACATACTGGGGATACCCCATCCCCTGGGAGAGGTCGGACATTGACTCGATTGACAGGCCGGTGATCTCCAGGACCGGGTCGCCGACATGGTGGGCGACGGCGACGGTCCCCCCAGTCCCCCGGGTGACGGTCAGTAGGTTTCCTGACTTCCCGGATATGGTCATCTTCTCATCGCCGATCTGGATGATGTCCCCGACCGCGTAGTTCAGGGCACTCTCCAGGTCGAAGGAGGTGTCGGTGGAGACTATATTCTCGGCGAGGACAGACTCGGATGAGGCCAACCTGGTGATCCGCCTCGTATTTGCGTTGAGTGTCGTCGAGGTCCCCTGCATTTCAGAGGAGGACCCGATCGCAGTGATCGAGTTGTATATATCGTCCTTTGAGGCCGACCGGGTGAGCTCGAGGGCCGTGAGCCTCGGGGTCCATGTGGCCTTCGGGATCGTAGACCCCCGGTATGACCTGCAGTGGATCGTGTGGACGTCGTCCTCGGTCGTCACCCACCAGTCAAACCCACTCATCAGGCAGAGGTTCGCCAGGTGCATGAGGTTGTTCCCGAGTTCCATCCGGTAGTCCATCTTGATCCCGAGCTCGATGTCCGAGTCCCATCCTGGGGGGACGAGGAGGTTCAGAAGTTCTCCCGTCCTCGCACCCTTATGGATCGTCTTCGTGGTGACCTGGATGTCCCGGATCCTCGTCGCGATCCCTACAAAATCCACCTGGACCTCGTTCGTGATCTCGATTCTCTCGACGTGCGAGACGACCCCCACCATGATCAGCCTGCCCCCCAGATAGACCGAGATGTCGTCGCCCTCCTCCGGACCTGGGTGGATGAAGACCCGAGACCCGTAGGGGTGTGTCCCCTGGGGCGTTCCCTCGTCCCCCCTGGTGAGGCCGGTAAGCTCGAACTGCAGGGGATCCGGTGGGGTGTATCCCCCAGGGTTCGAGAGGTATGTGGCGAGCTCCGTCTCGAACCTGGTGATCGGGTTGATCTCGGTCCTCCCTGTATACCGGATCACCTCGTCCCGGACCTTGACCTTCCCAGTCAGGCCGAAGTTGTTGACGTGATCGCAGACAAGGACGTTCCCGCCATCCACGAGGAGAGTTGAGGACGTCAGGTTCAGGGTCGCCCTCCCTACCCCTACCTGGTTGAGCTTCTGGTCGACCTTGAGGTCATGGATGTTCGAGGCACGGTATTCCGCCCCGTTGATGTAGATCATCGCCCTGGGGATTGGGCCTGGGGGTGTGGGGGCCGGCATCTCACTCCCCCTGGGTGATCTTCCGGAAGATGATGTTGTATGGGATCATCCCCTTGGTCCCCGAGTCCCGGTCTATGTCGATAGTATGCAGTTTGACGTAGAGGTCGGGCTCCTCAAACCCATCCTGGGACCAGTGCATCTGGTAGATGATCGACTTCGTCTCATTCTCGATCACGAACCGGAGGAGCCGGGCGAATGCAGGGAGACCGTCGAATTTTCCCGCATCGTCATTCTTCCAGGTCCCGACGACGCGGAGGGTCCGGGCAGAGAGGAGGGGGTCGAGGGAGATGGCCCCCTTCGGGATCTCGAGTTCTGATAGGTGCTTGTCGAGGTGGAGGTAGACGTGGCATCCCGGGAAATAGAAGGTATGGCCCTCCCCCCCAGGGATAGGTTCGATGAAGACGTTTTTATCAGCCATAGAAATTCGTCCTCTTGAGCTGCTGGGCGTTCGTCCTGTTGGACATCTCCGCGATCTGGTCCATGAGCGATCGGTTCCCTGCCATGTTCGGGTCGATGTTGAACGTCGCATTCTGGATCGTGACGCTCATCTCCTGCCCCCTTGACGTAGGAGAGGCTGCCAGAGTCCCCCCCTGGGGCGAGGACAGGGTAGGGGTGGCCGGCTCGTTCGCGTAATACTTCGCGAGGATCTGCTCGAATTTCTCCGAGTCCATCTTCGGGAGGCCTCCAGCCGAGGACCCCTTATTCCACCATTCGTCTTTGTAGTCGTATCCCCAGGAGAGAAACGATTTGATGGCGTTATCCTCCTCGTTCCATCCTGCATGGGGAGGGACGAACTCATATTTCGGGAGCGCGATGTTCTTCTCCCGGAGGAAGTTCGCATACTCCTGTGGGGTCATCCCCATCTCGCGCATCTGGGTGATGATCTTCCCCCACCCCTCGGTATCCCCCATGGTGTCGCCCTGGTCTGTTCTCCCCCCGGTCCCGCCCCCCATCTCCCGGACGTGTTTCTCCAGCTCCTGGGCGTATTTGTCATACTGGTCGAGGTGTTTGATGAGCGGGGACTCCTTCATCCCTGGGAGACGGGCGAACGTGCTGTTGTAGAGTTCGATGAAGAAGTTCATCCGGTCGATCCAGAAGTTGTCCCAGGCGAGAGACATATCGTCGAGCCAGTTCAGGAGCGCGGCCTTCGCGTCCCCGACAAAGTCTCCCAGGGCCTTGAATGCCCCGGCATTCCGGAGGAGGAGGACGATCTCGATCCCGATCATTACCCCTGCCAATGCTCCCAGGACGATCCCGAGGGTCCCGGCCGCGATCCCTGTCGCGATGAGGGCTTTGTGGACCCCCCAGAGTGCTGCGGCCCCCACCACTGCGAATGCGATCATGTCCTTGAATCCAGAGGGCAGGTTGTTGAGGGCCTTCCCGAGCTCGATGAACCATCCGACGACGACCATGAGGTAGGGGAGGAGCTGGATCAGGATGACGTCCGCGACGAATCCGATCGACCGGCCGAGGAGGTCCATCATCGTGTGTGCGACACTCGAGTATCGGATCGTCGCATAGATGGCTGTCACTGCCCCCCCGACGAGCATGAGCTCATACTTCCATCTCTTCAAGAAGTCTTCGATCTTCGGAGCTGCGTCCTCCGCGTCCTTCTTCGCACCCTGCATTCCATTTGATTGAGTGTCGTAAAATTCTCTGGCCTGCTGGGTCGCCTCCTCTGCCCCCTGGAGGTTGATAAGGATCTGGATGAACTTCTTGATCGTGTCTGTTTCCCCTTTCATGGCATCTGTCTCCTCTGTGAATTGTTGTGCCGGGCCTCCAGGGCGTGGATCAGGAACATCCGGTCGATCGGATTGATCTCTCCCTGCTCGGACGGGAGTTTGCCCGTCGTCTCGAACAGGTAGAGCATGAACTGACCCTCATTTGTCTGGGCGAAAGGATTTGACGTCCTCCGCAGACTTCGCGATCGTATTGAAGATCCGGTCCATCATCACGAGGGCATATCCGGATCCCTTGATCTTGCCCCTCACCCCCTTGTCGATCACGGCCCAGGTCCTCCAGTCATTCCAGGGCTCCTCCATGCAGACGCCGGCGAGGATCTCATACATCGGCCGCATGACCTTGAGGTCATTGACCCGGATCTTATCGGGGTCCTGCCCCAGGGCGAGGGCATTCTCCCGGGCGGCCTTATACATCTCGATGAGTTCCTCCTGGAGGCGGCCCTGCCTCCTCCGGATCTCGTAGGGGACGGCGGCCCTTACCTTGATCTTGACACTCTCCTTCCCGTCACCGAAGAAGACGTATTTATACTGTTTCTCTGCGATCGAGAGGAAGGATCTGACCTCGTCCAGTTTCTTCTCATGTTCCTGAACGAATGTCTCGAGTTCCTGGTCCTCAAGATCCTCCCATTCTTCATCTGCTGGGAGGAGTGTGGAGTTCGGGGGTTCCTCCCCGGGGGACTTCATACTCATGACTCTCCGCCCTCGAAGTCTTCCTCGTTGTCGTAGTAGACGGTCCTCCCATGCCCCTTGAGGGGGATGTGGATGAACTTGTTCTCCTGGACCGGCATGTTCCAGTTCTCGAAATAGACCTCGTCAACGACGATCCGCATCGGTTTCGAGAGTGCGTTCCCGTTGAACTTCGTTGCGAGACCGATGAACTGGAAGAGGGCGACCTCGGAGGTATCTTCGACCTTCCCGCTCCCCAGGCGGCCGCTCGGGGCCATGATCAGGGTTGCGAGCCATTTCGTCGAGTCCGGTAGGAATCGGCCGTAGGTTGCATTCACGTCGACCTTGAAGTGGTGTCGTGCGACGCCTTCCCTGAACGTGCTGTCCTGTGCGTATTCCTCCTCATACTGCCATCCCGCGAGGACCTCCCATCCGTGGAGGGAGAGGAGAGTGTGATAGTTCGATGGAGTGAACACTCGGTATCCGTCTTCCTCTGGATCGTCGTAGGTCCCCTCATAGACGCGGACCTTGGCGGCCTGACCCCCGAAGTAGAGGGCCGCGCCGTCCGCAAATGTGTTGAAATCTGCCATTCTTTACGCTCCGATTTGGTTAAGGGTGATCTGAAATGCGTGGATCAGGTAGTCGCCGGATCGCCGGTATCCTACCTTGACTTTCGTGTCGTCGATGGTCGCGACCCCGAAGACATACCCACTCTCAAGGACGGCCTGGATCACCTGGTTCTCGCCGGTGAACAGGTCGAGACAGTTGTATCCGAACTTCCTGACCTCCCGGAGGCCGGAGGGGATGTCCCGATACTGGTAGAATCCGATGATCGTCGTCGAGAAGTGATGCTCCGCAGAGAGACAATCTGCCCCCTGGGGATACATGATCCGGTCGCCGTCCCCGATGAGAGGGATGACCCGGACCTGGGGGAAGACGTCGATCCGGTTCGGTTCCTCATCGCCCTCGAGGACAGTGAGGGGCCGGGCTGCCTTCGGAACGAGGAGGTCCTCGTTGTCCCGGATCCTCTCGATGACAGCATCGACATAGGCGTCGATCAGCATCCAGGTAGGGATCGGGGGCGGAACTGTCATGACCAGGTCACCCCCTGGGGGGCTGCGAGGTCAAACATCTCCTGGAGAGCATCGACCGCGTTCTCGACTCCCTCGGTGATCCCGTCCTGGAGGAATGTCCTGGGGCGGATCCCTTTCACACAGGCACGGAAGATGTCTTTCCCGGTCTTTCGGTCTTTCCAGTGGAGGGCTTTCGGCCGGTCGATCGCCATGATGGTCCCTGCATACCGGATCCCCGTCGCGCATATCGGGGTGTGGTGGGGGCCATAGAGGCCGGTCCCCCGGATCAGCCAGAGTGCATAGATCGTGTTGTTGAAGAGCTCGACCCGGTTCGAGGTCCGGTCCCCCTCGTGCCAGTGTTCCCGGAGATACCCCGTATCGACTGGTGAGTGGTCCTTGACGGACGTGAGGATCTCTCCCTGGAAGACGTCGAGGACCAGGTCAGAGACCTTCCTGACGTCAGTCACGGGGAGGTTGATCTCGACCTCGACCCGGGGGCTCTTCATGGGATCAACCATCCCAAGTCGATTCCCCTCCCGAGGATGACCCCGAACAGTGTCGCGACTACCCCAAATGCGATCCCGATGAGTGCATAGAGGATCGTCTTCTGGAGTGTTCTGACCTCGGCGATCCCGTCTTCGATCCGTTCCATCCGAGAGTCAAGGGAATCGTCCTTCTCCTTGAGTGTCGCGATCTTCGCGTCGATCACTTCGCGGTGCAGTTTGCATACGTCTGGTGTGATGGTCTCCGTCATGTCGTGGTTACCTCCAGGGCCTCCCCAGGGTGGCCCTTCTCTGGTAGGGGAGGAGCCGGGTTTTGAGGTCCTCGGTAAAGATCTCGTCCCCGAGCTCCCGGAGGAGGTCGGCTGCCTGGTCAGTACTCTGCCATCTCGCGACGTCTGCCTCCTGGGATTTCTTTTTCTGTTCGAGATAGTTCGTGACCATCTCCTTTGTGATCGTCTTGATCTCCTGGATGATCGGGTGTGCAGAGTCGTATCCTGCAGTGTAGGTGATCCGGACGTTCCCGTTCCCCATCCTGGGGACCTGCCGAAGGAATCGGATCCTCGTGAGGTCCCCCACCTGGAGGACCTGGTAGTCTCCTGCAGAGAGTTCCGTCCTGGGAGTCCGATCAGTCCATGAGATCACCCCGGAGGGCGACCCGGTATCTTCACTGACAGACTCGATCGAGATCACGGGCTGCTCCCGGAGGAAGAAGATACGATCATCCTCCCGGATCTCCCCGAGCTCCCCGGTCCTCCCCCTTCCGTCGTGATACTCGACGACCTCGTGAGGGAGGAACGAGACCCGCCTGCAGAACCGATCGATCCATCCGGAGACTCCCAGGGCGAGCGACTCGAGGAGGGCGACCCATTCCGAGATCACCATCTCGTCATTCCCCGTCTTGAACGAGGTCTGGCAGTATCCCGCCCAGGCCTCGATCTCCTGCCTGGTGACGTAGCTCTGGGTCATGTTCGCGATCCGCTTGGTTGTCCTCTCCCCCAGGGCGAGGATGATCGTGTCTTCTGACTCCGGCATGGTCCCCTCTCAAAAAAGGGGATTAGCCGAAGAGGTTCACGGCCGGATCGTTCGGCAGGGGCTTGATCTGGAGCTCGATCGGGCTCGTCTGACTGTCCCCGAGCATGAACGAGTTGAGGACATACAGGATGTTGTTGTCCGCGATCCCGGTCGCCGAGGGCGTGGTCCCGAAGCATCCGCGCTTGATCACGATCAGGGTCCCGGTTGAGGACTCGGAGGTCGCGTCGTAGACTTCCATGATCTCGCCAGAGGCGGTCTGGACATAGAAGTTCTCGTTCGACCGATTGATCCCGGTGTTCGTGGTGACCCCGACGATGTCATAGGCGATCGACATTGTGGTTGCGGTATAGGCAGTGCTGCCATTGTTGACGGCGAGCTGCCCCCGCACTACAGTCGCGGCACCCCCGGCAATCAGCCGGGCCGCGATAAGGGAGACTCCCTTATACTCTTTCAGGATCACCCAGTCATACTGCTCGGCCTGCTTGACCTTCGCGATGACGTCCATCCCGGGCATCCTCTGGAACTTCTTCTCGGTAATTTCTGATGCTGCCATGGTTATTCACCTCAAGACAAGGTCGGGATAGCCCAGACTCCACCCTGCATGGAGAGGCAGGTGGACGTGTCGGGCGAGTAGTCGGTCTTGTCGATCAGACACTCCGCGCAGGAGATCACGTAGGACTTTGACGTGTTGATGTTGGCGAGCTCCTCGAAGGATTCAGCCCAGAGGACCCGGCGCTCGATCGTGTCGGTGTTCAGCATGAAGATGTTACCATTCCCGACTGCGTTCGGCATGAACGGGATCGGGATGAGCGGGATGATCCCGTTCGGCATGGCGATGTTGAGCTTGCTGATACCGTAGGTCGTGGTGACCATGTTGTCGACACCCCGGAACTGGTCGTTGAGTGCCGTCCGGACCCATGCGAACGTCCGATAGTCCGTCAGCATGACATCAGGGACCTGGTTCGAGTAGACCATCCTCCGGTATACCTCGTTCAGGTCGGGGTAGAGGTATTTCTTCCAGACGACTGCGGGGTCCGTGTCAGAGGACCAGGAGGTCGCGACCTTCCATGACGGGGAGGCGTGGGTCCTGGTGCCCGTCGCGGCAGTGTGGCCGGTGATCAGCTCGTAGAGACCTGCATACTGCTTGGACCCGGCCGGCTGGAATGCGTTCTCGGTGTTCGAGAGGTCGCGGTTGACTCCCAGGAAGGACCGCTCCCTGAGCTGCTTGATCATCTCGTTCGAGGCCATGGTCCGGATTGACATGAGGTCACGGGCCGGGGTCTGGGCCTCGCCGGCGAGGATCGCCATCTTGGTGAGCCTGCCCTTCGAGTACATGATCTTGACCGGAGTCATCTTCGTGATGTCTCCCAGGTCGGACTCGACGAGCTCCGGGTCTTCGCCATCGAAGTAGGCGGACCCGCCTCCGTTCGGGGTTACCGCGTCCCACTGGGCGTATTTGCCCTTACAGGCGACGGTGTTGAACAAGGTCTGGGTCGGAAGGATCTTCTTGAAGAGGATCGTGACCTGCTGGTCGCTGATCGAGTGCATCAGGTTCGTATTGGTTGTCGTGGTTGCCTTCCGGATGTCATTCTCCGGAGCCATGATGTTGTCGATCTCGTCCAGGAGATCCATTTTTGCCTTCGAGATTTTCTTCTCGGTCTCTTCCAGAGTAGTGTCATAGAGGATCCCTGCCTTGATGATGTTCGGGTTGATGTAGTCCATCACCGGAATGATCACCTTGGCATGGGGGTCCGCCTCGAGGGTCGCGAGGAATCGCTCGGTCGCGAACTGGGTCGCCTTTGAGATGTCGACCATGTCGCCGTCTTCAATGTCACGGCCCCAGAAGGACCGGCCCCTCTGCCTCAGCTCATCAGTGGAGAGACTGAACGGAGCTCCGAACGTGGTGAGGGTCGGGTGTGCTGCGAGTGCCATTTCTTGTTACCTCTGCAAAATCTTCTCTATCCGGGCCATCGTCGAGAGGGTCCCGGTGCCGGGGGGTGTGTTCGTCTTGCCGTCCAGGGAGGGCTTTGCCCCCTTCGCGATCGTCGGGTCGACCACGATCGTCCGGACCTGGGGGGTCCGCTTCTTGAGCTCGTTGAGCTCGGCCTCGAGGGCCGTGATACGGTCCGCCTGAGCCTTCACGATCGAGGGGTCAACCTTCTGTTCATCCTGGGGGACGTCCTCGGCTTTCTTGACCTCTTTCTTGTTGAGGCCAGTGCATTTCTCGAGGTCGTCCTCCTTCGCGACGTCGTCGAGGCCGGTCCCCTCTGCCTTCTCGACCTCCTCCTGGGCGGTCGGCGGGGGGATCGGCGGGAGCTCGTCCTGACCTTCCTCTGTCACCTCGTTATCTCCTCCCCCGACCCCGAGGTGATCGGAGATCGCCATCACGGCCGAGAGGATCTCTTCCATGATCTCCTCTGGGCTCCTGGGGGCGTCCCCAGGGCCTCCGTCGACGGGAGGAGCTGCTGAATCTACTCCTGGTTCGTCCATCTTCCTGATTCTCCTTGTTCCATCCACCGTGGGGTGGATGAGCGCTGATCCGCCAGAGGTCATCGCCTTGACGATCTCGACGAATGTGGTGCGATTCTTTCCGGTCCCCCTGGGGCAGAGGGAGATACTCCAGAGATACATCGCCTTGGTGATACAGGGCGAGGTCCTCTTATCGGCCGGGATATTGCATTCCCGGCTCCCTGCCTTGCGGGTCCCGAAGATACTCCACTCGTCGATCTCGCCTTTCACGATGCCGTGCCAGATGTCATCAGTGTCCGGGGTTGCCTTGATCTCTCCCTCCACCTCAAGACCTCGAGTCACCTTCCCGTCAGAGAGGGTCACTTCGCCGTATCGGGCCTTCGTGATCCATCCGATCGGCCTCTCACTGTGATAGTAGTGGATGATCGGCAGGGCCATGAAGTCCTCAAGGGCCTTCGTGATCGCTCCTTCGGCGATGATCTCTTTCTCTCGGTCCATGGAGGGGGTCGTCGCGACGCCCCAGATCTTACGAGACTTGCCGTCGGTCGAGTGGTTGAGTTTAAACGTGAAGAGAGGATCCTCCTCTCGAGAAGCTCCGATCGGCATTGATACTCTGGTATCGGGCAGAGTGTTATAAACAGGAATTAAAAGCAGGGTTTTACCCCAGGGGGTCAAGGTGGCATCTTGACAGGGTTGTTATCCCCCTGGGGGAGGCTTTCCCATATGTCGAAAAGAGAGGAGGGGTCCCCCGACCACCCTCCTCATACCCGGGTTATCCGGGCCAGTTATATACTGGAATGAGCACACCTACAGAGCATGGCAGAGTTAAGTGATATTGTGAAGCTCCTCGTGGCAGGGGGCCTCGCAGGGTTCGGGGTGGGGCTCCTCGCCTCGCCGGTGTTTATGATGATGCTTGCCCCTGGAGTTATCAATCCGATCGTCGACCTCATCGGGGCCGCGATCGTGGCGGCTCCTTGTGTGATCATCGCAGGGTGGATCTGGAAAAGAGTTGGGGACCGTGATGGCCTGAACGATTTTTATGGAGTCACGATCCTCGGGGTCGCCCTGGTTACCATCTTCGTGAAGGTCACGTTCTATATGTGACCTTCCGGACGTCCCCAGGGTAGACGATTGCCTTCTGCAGGGATGCGTCTCCCTCTACAAATTTGTCACGGTATACATCGAGCACATCTTGAAGGACTTTATTTATCTCTTTTTCGTCGAGCATGTCTGAAAATGTCGTGTATATCTCAGTCTTGATCTTAGCAATCGGCCCCCATATCGACTCATCAGGGTGCATGTTCTTCAATGTCCAGAGGTCAGACGCGAGGTTCCAGGTATAGTTATTGTAGTGTATACCCTCCTCCTCGATTCTCTCTCGATAATGTGGGAACTCGACTTTTTGGGAGAGTTTTCCCCTTTCCTTAATGTTCTTCTTCTCACTTCTGCAGTCGATCTCGTGGTCCCACCAGGGGACGCCCTCCAGGTCATCGGGATCGACGGGCTCGACAGTGATCACACGCCATTTAGTGTGGAAATTCCCTCCAGTGGGGAGGGGGACGTTGTATCTCGCATTTGGCGCGACATTCACATCCTCGATTTTCGTTACCTTGTATCTCATTCCGTGAGGCAGGATATATTCCCACTCCGATCCCCCGAGGTATATCCCATGGAGTCCATTAGGGTTGACGATTGAGAGGACGACCGGGAGGCCCTCGGGGTTCCCGGGGGTCTCTGGTTTGACTTTTCCATGAGCGTAGTTCCCTCTTGCAGTGAATTCAAAACTCGTCCATGGGTCGAGACTCCAGGAGGTGAAGGAGGGGTCGATCAGTATATCCCCTGGGGCGAGTTTTGAGTCATCTTCGACCCCCAGGGATTTCAGTGAGGCAACGCCATGGAGGATAGGTCGGTCCTCTTCAATTGTTACTCTCTCCATCAGAGCGTCTATTGCCATGACATATTTCTGGGCTCGGGCCATCTCAAAACTTGAGATCTTCCGTTCCCCGTCCCAGTATCTTCCGTCTTGTCGAAGGGCGGCCTTCATGTAATTGAATCCACTTCCGGAGTAGTCGGAAATCGCAGCTTTCACATTTTTTGGGAGGCTGTCCAGGGTGTCGTATCTGGGATCGGCCGAGGGGTGTGCCTCTGACCATTTTCTAATCTCCTCGGCTGTTTCAACGAGATGTTTGTCCTCTCCGACATATCGGTAATGGGGGTGCGCCCAGGAGTGATCAGGGTCGCCGTCATCGTATTTCTTGATGAAGTCCTCCTCTTTTGAGATGAGCGACCCGCTCGACTGGTAATTAATGAGGGTTGCCACCTTCGCCCAGTCATATTTCCATTTTGGCGAGAACTCTGCTTTCGCATAGTCGTCCTTCTCCACAATGTCGGCAGTGGCATAATCGGCGATATTCCAGGGGGTAGTATAGGTAGATTGACCCTCTGGTGAGTTCTTTACCATCAGGTCATATAGTGCCCGCTGGAGTGCCTCCTTTCGCAGGATTGGATCGGGCGTTCGCTCGGATTGAGTGTCTCCGCTCAAGATGTTTGGCATGGGGGATTCGGGATCGATCTCTTTGTACTTCTGTATGAGATGTCTTTGCGCGAGGTCGAACCATTCAGTGATGAATACCCTCCATGCAGTAGAGGGGGTCATCCCGCCTCCTAGGGAGACGCCTTTGTCAATGATCACTTTGAGGACCCAGTCATACGGGAGTCCTACATTGGGGTCGAAAATAAAGTCCCTGAAATATGTGGACTCCCAGAGGTATACTTTATCAAAATTGTCCTGCCCGTCATAGAGTCGGGGGTAGTCCATTCCCTTCTCCGCTAATCCTACCGAGTATATCAGGTTCTCGAGGTTCCAGTGGAATCGATCAAGGAATTGCGGGGGTGCCTGCTTGACGAAGGGGTAGAACTCCCAGTTTCTCTCCCGGGGGACGTCCCACCCCTCCACGATGAGGGGAGATTTTTCCTCATCAGGGACAGCCCCTTGAGATGAAGGTGCTGTCTCCTCCTGGGGCTTTTCTGGTTTCTCGCTCGGGATGTAGTAGACTCCCCCGTGAGGTCCCTTGTAGAGTTTCGTCCCAGGGGCGACTTTCTGCCCGGGTTTCACGTAGACCTTCGTGACCGGGCCGGCTTTCTCGATCCAGAGGCTCATTATCTCCGAGCTGGGTCCGTGTTCATCGCGATCATTTTGAGGTAGGTCTTCATCTGCTCTGTATCATTCCTGATTTCTTTCAGGAGGTCCGCGATCAAGAACAGGGCCTCGAATGGGTTGACCTGGTCCCCCGGGATCTCGAAGTGACTCGCGAGATCCCTGCATCTCTCCTGGATGATGGCCGTCGCCTTCTCGAGACTGGCCGGGTCGACGGTGACCTGCAGGTTCAAGGGATCGGCCTTCACTTCAACCTTTACGGGGACCGTCGTCGCGGTCTTCTCCGTCTTCTTCACCTTCGATCTGTCATAGACTCCTTTTGGCATGGTTCAGTTCATCTCCTGTTTTTTCGTCGTCTTCTTCTTCTGTTTCGTCGCCGGCTCTTCCGGCCCCTTGAACTTCGGGCCGATCGTGCATCTGCAATTGATCACCTGCGCGAGGTCCGGCTGGAATGAGACGTCCCCGGGATACATCATCTTGCACCCTGGGACGGTCTTCGACCCGGGCGTCGGCTTGAACGAGGGGACCTCGAAGGGTTCCTCGACCGGGACGATCTTGTGGTGCATCTCCTTGTGGCTGTCCCGGGTCCGCTCGGAGGGGACCGTCGCGATCCACATCTTGTAGGGGGCGTATTTCCGGATCCTCTCCCAGGCGGCACGGTTATAGGCCTGGTTGATGCTCGTCCGAGCGATCATCTCTGCCCTGGGAAGGCCGATTGAGTTGAACTGCTCGGTGATGTCCCTCGAGATCCGGGTGATCCCGAGTCCCTGCTTGTCCGCGTCGATGATGGTTCGCATGACCTTCCTTCCCAGGTCTGCATTGATCCCTTTCAGGTCCGCGAGGCTGAGCTTGGCGAGCTCGTCGATGGCCTCCATGTCGGGCCGGGTCCAGTCGACCCCGGCGACGAGCTTTGTCTCGTATATTGGGGCCTGGGCCTGGACCTGCCCGACTGTGTAGTCGACCCCGCGCTCGTATCCCAGCTTGACGAACATCTCGATCAGGGCCTTCCCCTTGACCTGGAGATGATAGTTCAGGGACCGCTCGATCGCCCTCTCAAGCTCCTCCAGGTCGAGGGGGCCGGGGGCGATCACGATCGGCCTGATGTTCATGAGGATACTCTCCCGGGACCGGCGTAATGTTCCGAGAAGCTGCTGCAGATACAGAGTCCGCAGGGGTCGGACTGGATCAATAGCCATGTGAGTGAGTGGGGAAGGGTCTGTATTATACAGGAATCAGGAATTTGAGGGGGGAAGGTCCCCGAGGACCGACCGTTCCCTGAACTCCTGCTCGTTCCCCCAGGTTGCATGAATCTGGTAGGCCCATCCGTCTCCCAGGAAGACGGGCCGGTTCGTATCGGTCGCGTAATAGGTCTCCCCTATCTTCACCCAGTAGAGACGGGGCGGGAGGACCTTGGTGACGACAAACATGGTCGGTGTCACCTGGAGGACGGCCTCGGGGACGATGTTCCCTCCTGGGGAGTGTCTCTCGCCGGCGTCGTTTGTCCATGTCGTGGGATCGAGGTGCGCGGGGGGGAAGAAGAGAGTCCCCCGGGCGGCCTCCTGGTGGGTGCGACACAGCATGAAGTTGAAGACTTCCCGGAAATCGGAGTCGAAGAAATAGACAAAGACTCCCAGGAGGAGGGGCTTGGTGAGGATGTCCTTCCGGTGGGTCCGGGAGTCGGCCCCCTGCCATTCCTTGACGATCTGATAGAGGACCTTTGCATTCCCGGTAAGGTGGGGGGCAAACCTCTCCTCGTCGACGTTCGCGAACGGGAGGTATTTGATCATCATCCGGGCGATGGCCTTGAACGTGATATGGAATCGGAAAGTCTCCGGTGTGGCACTGCTCATCTGGTCGGGGTTGTTGATACTACTCATCTTCATTCTCTTGTCGCCTCCCGGTCCCCCTACAGGCAGGACATACACGGAGGAGAGAATGGATCGGGACCAGCTCAAGGAGATAGGTGTGATCCCAGTAGGCTCTCAGGCCTTTACAGACGGGGCAGGTGTAGTCCTCGAGCGGAGGTCTCGAGTGCATGATACCTACTCGGTCCTTGGAGTAATATACAGGAATCAGGGAAAAAAGAGGGGGTTGGATGGAAGTTACATGGAACTGACTGGAGTTTCCTGGTTGCGTGAGTGACTGCATCAAGGGTGGCGGCTTGACTTCACCACCCCGCTCATGCTGTGAGCGGGATGAGGTCTTATTTTTTGGGGTTGTTTTCCTTCCCCTCCTGGGGGGCAGGGGTATACTCCCAAGGGTCGTCCTCGGTGTCAAGCATCCGATGACCGTGTTTCCGGACGTATTCCTTCTTCTGTTCCAGGAGCTCGAGGTATTCCGCATGGCTCCTCGCGGTCGATGGATCGGGCATTTTTTCATTCATGCTTCTCACGTCTTGAAAATTCCGGTCTCATCGAACTTGACGGCCCCTGGGCTATTTTTTCATCAATCCACTCATGAATGACCTGCTTTAATTCCTCCCTTCTCATGTCGGGCCTTATTCGTTGAATGAGGACCTCTCCGAGCTCATCCAGGAAGGGGTATACGGCCTCCTCTCGTTCGAGTGGATCGGTCGGGATCGGGTCAATGCAGGTGTTCATGAGCTCAAGGAAATGGTCCTCCTCTCCCGCCTCCCGGATTGCTCGGGAGACTGTGAGGGGGGTCACTCCTCTGCCTCCTGGGCGGCTTTCTTGGCTTTCTCTACTGGGATCTTCCGATAACAGTGGGGGCAGGTGAGATAGAACCTCGAGGACCCCTTATAGTCCCATTCGTGGCCGCAGTCAGGACGAGGGCATTTAAGTCTCATTACCTCTTCCATACTACTCACCACTACTTAATGATGGTGGAGGGTCCCTGGGGGCCAGGGATTTCAGTGAGGCGTAGGGGTGGAGGATCTTGTGCCAGGCAGTCTGGTACCCGCATTTCGGACACTCAAACCAGACCCACTGGGGGACCGCGTATCCTTCCAGGGGGACGCCTCCGTCTCCATGATCGCAGGTCATGAACTCACAGTCAGCGAAGGGAGTCCCGCAGCTACAGGTCTTCCTCTTCGATGAGAAGAGGAGGATCTTCCGGAGCTTGATCCGGGTGTCCCGGGCCTTCTCCTGGTCCGTGATCGTGACCTTGTCGGGGGCCTGGTCGTCTCCCAGGCGGAGAGTCCGCTGGACTTTCGCCCAACACTCGGGACCGTATCCGTGCCGGATACTCTGTGGGTTCGAGAGGGGCCGATTACATTTCAGGCAGTAGAGGGAGGGAGGCATCAGGGTCCCCCCCTCTTATATCCTGGGAGGCAGGGGCATTTCCCGGGAGTGTTCAGAGGGCACTCCTCGCAGTCACATTCGTCTCCATTGAATTTGAACGTCTGGAGACCTGCTTTCTTCCGGGCCACATTACAGGCCTCTTCATTGGCGGCCTCTTCGGCATCAACGTCAGGGTATAACACGATTTACCCCCTCCTTTTTCCGTCCCCGGAGTCCCCACCCCTTGTCATACCCACACTTCGGGCATTTGAAGTCATGGGACCCCGGTCCTGGGACATATCCGCATTGTTTACAGTAGGCCTCGAGGTATGGTCCAACGCCCATCACGTCGCCCCCTGGGGAGTGGGGGAGAGGGTAATGATTCCCTCTTTGTCCTGGGAGAGACCGAGGGTCATCACCATCGCCCCCTCACCCAGGAACTCGGCCGCTATGACGTCGTCATAGGTATTCACGATCTCGCGCAGTGAGGCAGAGACGACGATCTTCATGACCGCCTGTTTCGCCTTCGGGGGGACGATGGTGATCTTCCATGCCCCGTACTCGGCATTATTGCCGATCGCCCCGTGCTTCTGCAGGGCTCCTGGTTGTGCGTATGTCATGAGTCTCACCTATATGATCCGGATGACCTGTCCGGAGTAAGCGGCCTTCTCGATCCGGCGGATCTTCCGTTCGACAATTGCGAGGTCCTCAAGGCATTCCTTTTGGGCCTTGGGACTCAAGCCCATTCGAAGTTTGCGGATGTATGCGATCTTAAACTCGATGAGGGTCGCGAGGGATTCATCCGGGTTGATAGGGTCAGGGTATGCCATTTAGGCCACCACCGGGACGGGGATCGGGATGACCTCCCCGAACAGGATCTTCGACTCGGCATTGGAGATCAGGGCCTCGCGCTTGATGTGAGAGACCTGCTCATGGGAGGCATATGCCGTGATGGCATTGTAGAGCTCCCATTTATTCGTCTTCTCCGGGTTGTCGATCTGCAGGGCGGCAACGTCCGCGATCTTCTTGCTCTCGGTGATCGGCGCGAGAGTGTTCGCGATCTCCGCATAGTCCTTGAACGAGACTTTCGCCTCGATCGCGGCCTCGATCTTGACCTCGAGGAGATGCGAGCGCTGGAGGATCCCGTCGATGAAGGCCTCGACCTTCTCGGGGATCGCGAGGACCTGCTTCTCGGTGTGCCAGGCCGTGATTACCAGCTCACCGAAGGTCTTGGTCGCGAGCATCCCGTTCGCACAGGCAAGACGCCATCCGAAGGCACTGCCTTTGAACGACTTCTTGTCGTTATACTGGTTCTTGAACCGGACGCCCATCTGGATCCCGTCCTGGTGATCGTTGACCATCAGGTCGGGGAAGAGGATGAACGCCTCGACGACGTCGTGATGGTTGTCGATGTTGATCAGGGTATTGAGGCCCAGGTGGTCGGCAGCCGTCAGGACCGGGTCGAGTGCGTCCTCGTGGTTGAGGGGCATGTAGTTCTTTGCGGCCCCGAAGTGGATCTGTCCTGTGTTGAGGTTTTTCAGACCGTATACCTTCGGGGTCTGCTTGAGGGACCCATCGACGAAGAGGTGTCCGTCGTCGTTATACCCCAGGATCTTGTTGTCGAGCTTGGGGTCGAACGGGACTTTTTCATAGAGCGGCACGAGGGCGGCCTTGTCAAGGCCGGCGAGGACTCCCTTCGCATCGGAAGGGGTCATGTCCTTGAAAGAGTTGATGCTGAACATTTTTGTTCCTCCAAAACAGTTCCGAAAAAATGCCCTTTTCTGGGTTTGACCCGACGCCCTGGGGCGGAAAAAGGGTTATGCTGGTATTGGTATGAGGGGGTTGTGCAGGGGGGAGACGAGGCGGTTGATCCTCCAGGAGGACCCTGCCTCGATGATGTGAGGGGGGTCGAGGGTGTGCTCGTATAGGTCGTCAATCTCCTGGGAGAGGTGCCAGGCCTCCCGCTTCGCACGGGCGAGGACCTTTGCAGGGTGGGGACCCTCGATGATCGCGACGAGCTCGAGCTCCCATCCGGGCTCGTCCCAGTAGATGTCAACGAAGGAAGTCTTCCCCTCCTTCCTGGGGATGAGTTTCAGGGTCCCGACGAAGGTCTTGACGTCCTCGAGAACCTCCTTCTCGATGTAGGGGCCAGTGTAATAGCCATACATATTGAAGGCCTTGGGGTAGTGGTTCAGGTCCGGAACCTTCTTGATCACGGACTTGGTCTCATAGCGATACACGGGAAGGGACAGGTCCTTCCCGACCGGGGGGACCGGAAGTTCAATCTTTGGAGGGCTCCGGTCCGCCCAGTGTGCCGGGGACCAGCGTCCCCGGTTCGGGAAATCATCGTGAGAGGGGCTTGCGTAGGTCATATCCAGTCATTTCCTTAACGTGTTGGTCGAACGATCTCCAGTGCCGGCCCCGGCATTTCTGCCGGGAGATGTCAAGCTCGACCTGGAAGATCCTGCAGAACTCATGAGGCCCCCAGGAGAGGGGGTCTCGGGGTGATTGCTCATAGAACAGGCAGTCATCACAGCTTTTTCGCATCGGCCGGGACGCCATAGACGGCACCTCCTGGGGTGACGAGTCGGCCTCCGATGAAGGCTCCCTCGACCCAGAATCCTCCGATAGTCCCTCCGATTTTGTCGTGGTCCTTGAAGGATTTCTTTTTCTTCATGGTCAGTTCACCTCCTCGAATCCGACGTCATCGACCTGGTAGAGGGCCTCGGTCCCGGTGTCGAGAATCACGTCCCCGACGGACAGGGACCGGGAGACTCCTGCGAGGGCAGGGCCGATGTTGGTCAGTTCATACAGGTGGTCAAGGTTATCGGCGACGACGAGACCCGCGTGATACCACCCTGGGGAGGGTGTCCGGGCATATTTTGATGACCGGGGATAAATCACGTCATCCCTCTTAAGGTCCGGATTGAACCGGAAAGAGGGGTCAAGGGGGTAATAGAGACGATACAGAGGCATAGTTACCAGGCCCCCAGGGGGTAACTCGGGGAGATACCCGGGGGGAGGGGGATGTCAAGCAGCTCAGCGTAGGCGTCTTCGGCCGCAGAGGCATGAACGAAGCGCCAGAAGTAGTCATGGGTTTTGGTGTCAAGCATTTCAGATCACCTGTCTCCCCTGGGGGGGACGCACCCCGCCCAGGTGGAGGGTAATCTTCTCCAGTCAGTTCCCTCTTCGGTCAGGTCCCCGAAATGACCTTCATCCCCAGACCCCGGGCATCGGAAGCGACGATCTCCTCTCCGGTTCACCCCCCGAATCCCTTGGTCGAGCGCCCTGTTCTCCGAGTCTTCCCCGGCAGGGTCACCCTGCGAAGTCCTCACTGGGGGGTGACCATCGCGAGGAGCCCCGACCGGGCTCCCCCGGGCCATCCACAATACTACTTACTACTCACTACTATATAATAGTTATGCCCCCTGGGGGGAGGAATGGGGGTCAGAATGGAGTCCGATTGGATGGCGGAAGTAATATTTATATACTGAAAAAAGAGAGGTGCCGCACCTTACTGGGGGGGTGCCGCACCCTGGGAGACGGGCGACTTGCTCTTGATATAGTGGTCGATCTTGTTCATCACCTCGGCGGCCTGGGACTCGTCGATTTTTGTATAGTGCATGTAGGCACTCGACATTCCCATCCAGAGCTCGAATCCGTGGTCGTCATCCGCCCATTTTCCATTTCCATGATAGGATTGGAAGGCATCAGCATCCCAGTCGCACCGGACCAGGCCGAGGCCGCTATCGTGCATCATGTATTTCCACATGGTTCTCACCTGCCTTACTTACTACTCACTACTATTTAGTCTTATCCCAGTGCCAGTTCTCCATCCTGGGGGGATACTTACAAGACTGGTAGATCTCCTTGATCTTTGCTTTGGCGGCATTTTTCTGTTCTCTCGTCGCAGTCCGGCTCCTCGCGACCTCATACCATTTATGGGTCCTCTTTTGCTTTATCTCGTAAGATTCTGGGGTGTGGAATTGGAGCTCGACCTGTTTCCCCTCGATGAGGAGCTTGACGTTGACGCCTTTATAGCATCCCTGCCCCCACCTCCAGAAGTTTGAGACCTTCTCCACCTTGACCCCGCTTCCCTCGAGGTCCGCGAGGGTCTTCATCATCGTCTCCTGGTAGGTATAGGGGGAGATGATAGAGGTGAACCTGGTGACATCATCCACATACTGGACAAGCTGGTCCTCGGTCAGGTGTGGGTGTCTGGCATGTTCGATCTCGAGGGCCTCGTGGATGGAGTTCCAGGTCTTGAGACGGAAGTCGAGACCTGCGAATGCCCCCCCGTTCTTGACGACTGCTTTTTTGAGGGCCTTATAGTTCTTATCGACCCGTTCCCGGCCATCCTTATAGATGGCGTCTGCATGTTGCTTGATCTTCTCCGGGTCGATGGTGTATTCCGGTTTCTTCTCCTCCTCTTCCTTCTTGACGTCCTCGGTGCGTTCCTTATCGAAGTTGATGTTCAGGGAGAAGTTGACGGTCCCGTTCCTCCCCTCGAGGTAGACGGCTGTAAAGTCCTCATCTGCATTAGGCTGGACCCAGGAATATCCTTCTCCCGTATAGGCCGCGCCGATGTTGTCCCCCCGGGTGACGATCATCTCGTTCTGCCCGTGATCGCAGAAGAGGACTGTCGACTGGTTCATCTTCTTCCCGAGCTCGACGATGTCGTCTCGATCGGCGTCGTGGGTCATCACGAGGAACGAATCCTCGAACTCTCCATACTTCCCGAGGACCTGGGTGAAGACATACCCCTTCTCGGTCAGGTCTTTCCTGAGCTCATCATGCCGCTTTTTATATCTCTCCTGGTCGAAGTCCAGGGGGTTGAGTTTCTTCTCGTCATTGTTCGGTCCTGCGGAGATCAGGGCAAACTTCGTGTGGGCGAGGATGATCGCGAGCTCGTCCTCATCAGCGATCTCGGTCTCGATTCCCTTCCCAGGTTCTCTCTTCGCATACTTCCGGAGGATCTGGTCGCGCTCCTCGGCAGTATACTTCTTCCCCGGTTTCCCTCCTCCCCCCTCCTGGGGCGAGGGTTTCCCTTCCTGACCTTCTTGATCCTGTGATCCTGGTCCTCCCAGGGCCGGTTTGTTGGGGTCGACTCCCTCCCTCTCCGGGAGGGGTGTGTCCCCTTTCTGTTTAGGGGGTGATTGGAGGGTCGTCGCGTGTTTCGACCTCTCAAGATAGAACCTGCCTCCTCTCTCCCCCTCGTAGACCTTGACTCCCTGGGGGGGTTCTTCTCCGGGCTTGAGGTAGATGGGTTCGGCCTTCTCGATCATCTCGTCGGGCTCAGTCTCATCGTCCCCTTTTCTCACGGCACCCCCGACATGAACTGGGACCTTCTTCTGACCTTTCTTCCGGAGGTCCCATTTCGTCTCGTGTTTCGACGCCCCCTGGGCTCCCTTGTGCGATCGGTGCGTGACGTGATCCTCTCTCTCTGGGGCATAGTCCCGCTTATAGTCTGCCGCGCCCTGTGCGCCTCCAGTTGGCGCATGGGGTCTCCTGGGGAGTGTGGTCGCCTGGTGTTCCTTTGAGAGGTCCTCATACTTCATTGGTTCGGGCCGACCGACCTTCGGGACCTCGCTTTTGAGATAGTAGACTCCGCCCCTGGGACCCCTGTAGAGCTTAGCGCCTTTCGGGACCTTGCCCGGCTGCGCGTACTCGATCCGGTCCTCCGGCATGGAGACCTTCACTCTCTTTACCCTGCCGAAGTCCTTATGGTCTTCATACTCGCCGTCGTCTGCCTTCTTGACTTTGTCGCGGTCCTCGTCACTTCCCTCGTGTTCCTGGGAGGTTGCGGACCCGAAGTTGTCACGGTTATAGACCTGGGGGCCTCCCAGGTCCTCGTCTCCCTCCGCATAGAACTGGGCGGCCTCGTCTGGGGAGAGCTGCTGTCCTCCCTGGGGGTTCGTGTTCAGTCCGCCTCCCGGGCCTGGGGGACCCATGGGTCCGCCCCCGCCTTCCATCCCCTGGTTCCATGCTGCTTCCTGGGCCTCCTCCATCGCACTGACAGCCCTCTCGATCTTCTCGTCGTCGAGTCCTGCGATCCGGAGCGCGGCTTCGAGGGGGACCCCGAGCTGCATGTAAGTCGTGGCGACCTGTGCCCGGGCCTGGTCGATCTGGGCCATCTTGAGCTCGTCGTCGAGGTCGACGACGTCCTTGAACCTGAACCTCCATCCCGGCTCCCACCCTTCAATGTCGGGGAGGAGGTTCTCATTGATCATCTCCTCGAATTTCCGGAGAAGGGGGCTGAGCATCCGGCTCTTGGTAATGTTTCTCGCGACGTATGCAGTGGCGCGGTTCACGTCGTCACCGACAAATTCGGAGGAGGAGAATCCGAACATCGCCCAGACGATCTTCGCGACCCACATCTGGCCCTCGAGCCATTGCATGTCGACCATGGTCGGCGTGAGGGGTTCGATGTCCTCCTCCCCGATCAGGTTGACGACCCCGTTGAAATTTTCCGGCCCCAGATTTGCAGAGTTCAGCTCGGCGTTCGCTTCGATGAGCTGGGAGACACTGGTATACTGGGGGTGCTTGTATTTCATCCCGGGCATGACGCCGTTCGCGAAGGTCATCCCTGCGGCCTTAGTGGAATCGATCAGATACTCGAGATACCACTTGAGCTGCTGCATGAAGTCAGTCCCGTAGCAGGAGTCCGCCCTGGGGTAACAACAGAAATAAACGACTTCCTTCGGGTCGAACGGGATGAAAATCCCTGCCCGGGCGTGTTGCCAGTATCGCTTGACGTATCCCAGGGAGTAGGGTCCCTCATAGACGAGACCCATCTCCCCCGTGATCCCTCGCCAGTCTCGATCGATCTCGACCCAGAACTCGGGTCCGGAGTAGGCCTTGAACTCAAGGAGGACCTGCCGGCCGGAGGTGTCGGGGAGGCTCAGAGTCTTGACCCAGGCCCCCGCATCGTATCTGATCACGTCCCGGGCCGTCATCTTGAGGAGGGTCGGGAAGGTGTCCTGGGGGTTCGGTCGTTTCAGGAACTCGATCGCCCTCTCGACCCGCGTCTCCTTATGGTCAATCACCTCCCATTCGACGATCCCGAGATAGTCCATGACGCCTTTCTCGCAGATGGCGAATATCGGGTTCCTCGCAAGCCTGTCGTTGTCTGCCTGGAAGAATCCCTCTCGATAGATCCCGTATATGCCCCAATAAGCATTTACCGAGGCGACGGCCTTCCGCATAGCGGCCCCGGTGACGGGGTGGTCTGTGTGCTTTTCCCCCCCGTTGCCGAAATACTTCTCGAATCCTGTAGTGGGTCTCGATTTCCCCTCTGCCCCTCGGAGGGTGTTCATTCTCTGTTTATACCCCGGATCATGTTCCGGGAGGGAGGCTTTTGTCTCCCCCAGGAGGTGGTCCCGGAGGAATCCGACGAGGGTCATTTCCAGGACCCCCGAAGAGGCTCGGTCTCCTGCCTCGTATATTTCTTCACTGCAGGTAACTGGGTGATCATGACCCCTCCCAGGGGGACTTCGCCGGCGAACATGGCGAAGTCAAAAGCATCGAATTGGTCATCGTGTTCTCCCTCCGGCATCAAGCATAGTTCCTCGACGAACAGGTTCAACCCTCGCTTGACCCAGACATGGCCGTTCTGGACGACTCCGGATCGGTTATAGGCGCGGGATACCTTGTCTCTGGTTGTCTTTATCTCCTTGATTCTTATGAACGGGAATGTATGTCGGACCCTCTGGCAGAAATCCTCCTGGAATGCGACGGCCTCGATCCCGCAGACGTAGGGTTTCCACTTCTGCCAGGTGGCCGCGATCACCTTGGTCCTCTGGTCATAGGTATACCTGCCCCGGGTGACGTCCAGGATGTAGAAGTCGGGGTTCCTGTCCTTTGAGATCCCGATCGTGCATATCGCAAAATAGTCGGCCGTGTCTTTCTCCGAGACGGATGGGTCGACCCCGACGTATATCTTGAGGTCCCGGAGCTTGATCATCTGGCCGTCTTCTCTCTCGAGGACTGTCTCCCCTCCGACCGTCGTGAACTCGAAGTATTTGAACCAGTCGAATTGGAAGATGTCCCCTTTTTTCATCAGCTCGACGTCGTTCTGATACTGCAGGTTGAAGACGACGGCCCCGACGTTCTGCCGGATGGTCTGGAGTCCTGTCGTGATCTGCTTGCCTTCAATCCGGTCTTCGAGGGGCATAAAATCCTCCCAGATTGAAGTCTCGGTCCCCTGCTCGTCTGTATTGATCGCCATCTGGATCTGCAGGTCGAAGTCAAGCTCCTCGATCAGCATCTTGTAGAGGTCGAGGTAGTGGTATCGGGTCCCGAGGACGTGGATCTCTCCCCCTGGGATGAGGGTCGGGAGGAGTGTGAGCTTGAACCAGTCCGCCATCCTCTCCCGTTCCCCCTCGGTCCTCGCATTCGCGAAGTTGACGAGGTCGTCGGCGAGGATGATGTCATAGTGCCCGGAGGTGACGGCCCCGGAGTTCGCGCCGTGAGCGGTCAGGGTCGCCTCGGTCAGGATCCTGGTCCGGCCGGCGAAGATGGCCTCGTGATCACTCCATTTGTTTCCCCGGAGGTCCCCGTAGATCTCCTGAATGAGCGGGTGGTACTGGGCCGCGTTCTTGATCGTGTTGAGGAATCGGGTTGCGTGTTGGTCTGTGTCCGAGACGATCAGGATCCTGATGTCAGGGTCATTGACGGCCTTCCATGCCCCATACCCGATCGTCCCTACCCTGGTCTTCCCGCTCCCCCTGGGTGCGAGGTCAAGGGTCTGCTGGTGGTCGAGATAGTGGTCCAGGATCTTCTTGTGGTGTTCCCAGATGGTATATCCGAAGACCCGGTTCGTGAAGTAATCGACCGAAGACTGGAGGAGATCTTTCTGGAGTGCCGGCTCGACCTCATTGAAGAGGTCGAGGGCCTCGGGCAAGGGCATCTCCTATCGCCTTGAGCTGGGCGTTCGTGAGCTTGTGCGTGACCTCGGTCTTGTTTTTGGTATTGACGTCTGCCTCGATCTTCTGGGCGAGTGTGAACTCTCCGGGGTTCATCCTCTCGAGGCACCAGGCTCGGGCCTTCCAGTCAGGATGCGTGAGGATCCCGACGAGGAGATCCCGCCTCGCCTCTGCCCGGGCGACCATGACCCTGTCCGCGAAGTCGATCATCTGCATTTCGAGGTCGGTTTTCTTCTCTTTATCCCGGGCGTTCTTTGCGATTTTTAACCACTCATAGAACTGCGGCTTTGAAATCCCGGCAAGATTAGCGGCTGTTTCGACGAATATCCCGTTCTTGATATTCTCGATTATCCGGTCGATTATCTCTTTGTTCCGTAAAGTCGGGGGGCGGCCTCTTTTCGCCATAATCTCGTATAGAAAGGCCGGGATAATATACAGGATAGGAAATTTTTGGGGGGGATAAAAGGGGTATTTCAGGTCCCTGATGCCCCTGGGGCGGGGACAATACCTGGATATGCGAGCTGGAGGTTCGTCCCATAGACTTCTCCGAACTCTACCAGGTAGACGCCTCCGGACCAGGTCACATAGTAGTGTTTCAGGCCGGCGGCCTCGGCTGCCATCACCTGGGCTTTCATCTTGACGATGTCCTCGTTCGAGTGCCCGAATGTCATCCACCTGAAATTTGCCTCTGCCATGAAGATAGTCCGCTTCGGCTCGGTATACCCCCCACTCCCTCCCGGGGAATCCGCGACTACTTCCTTGACTGCCTCGCCGGCGTCCTTCCCTACCAGGGCCGTGACGACTGCAGGGCTCTGACTCGCGCCCCGGAAGACGAGCTTAATGCCTGTCTCCAGGAGGACGATGACTCCCGCATAGGCGAAGAGCTGTGTCTGGAGGTCGACGGAAGAGACAAGAATCCCGTCCGTGAAGAAATTCACGAGACCGATCGCGGCCGCGACGACGATGGTCGCGTAGAACTTCGCATCTGAAAATTCCTCTCCGCTCCCGAGATTCTTCTCTTTGTATTTCAGGGCGGCCGTGAAGGCACCCATCAGGATCGGGGTGACGACCCCGACGATCAAAGTAATGAAATCCATGATTAATTCACCTTGTTTTCATCGATCTTGTGGTCTCCGCACCAGTCGTCTTCATAGACGACAGGGAATCCGTTCATGGTCGGCGCGTGACGGCGGCACCTTCCGAGGTTCTTCGGGAGTGGTTGTCCGTCCCGGGCCTTCTGGACATACCACATGCAGGTCCGGCACCTCATAGTGTCGGACCGATGGACCCAGTTATCATCCTCCAGTGGATTCACCCCCTGGGGGGACCGAGAAAGTGGATTTGAAGGAGGTCCATTGGATGTTCCCTCCGATTGTGGCCGGCTTGCCGATCGCCTGGATCCTCGTGGAGACCATGTTCTCGTATCCGAGTATCCCAGGGCCGCCTCCGTTCGAGGTCATCGACTGGGACCCTACATAGACCGACCCGATCCCGTTCACAGACCCGGAGAAGTTCATCCCCAGGGCATCAGGTGCATCAGAGGACCAGGCGGAAATCCCTCCCAGGGAGTTGTATCTGATCATCGATCCCATGAGGGAGGTATCGACTATCACTCGCGAGCAGTAGGCATCCTCGGCTGGGACAGTCTCGTTCCCTTGCCCCTCGGCCGCGAAATCTTCTCCTCCGCATCCCCCTTCTGGGACGCCGGCGTCGACCCCCTCAAAGAAGAATGAGTTCTGGTAGTATCCCGGTCCCGTCGAGGTGACATCTTTTCCGAGGTCCATGTTGATGATCTCGGCATTGACCAGTGAGAGGGACCCCCTGTAGGAGGAGGGTCCGGTCAACAGGAATCGCTCGGCGGAGGATCCGGTGACGATCTCCTGACCACAATAGAGGGGAGGGGTCCCGGCCATATCCCCGTCAGAGATGGTGAAGATGGCCTCGCTGTCTCCGAACAGGGTCTCACCAGTCGCGCCCACCTGGACGGTCATCCCGGATCCGGCACATATCCCAACCAGGAGGGCGAGTAGGATCCCGTATCCTCCAAAAGTCGAGAGAAGAGGTCTCGAGTGCATATATCACTCGATCGAAGTGCCGGATATTATACAGGAATCAGGTGGGGGGTGGGGGGTTAATCGAACTTCTCGATCACTCGGATCCGAGCCGTCTCTCCCAGGACCCCATCGATCAGGGGGGTGACGTAGTAGTTCCCTGCCTGGTCGAGGTCCCCCTCCTCAAGGGTATATGAGATATTTGTGGTTCCGATAACCGGAGTCGCCGTCCAGGTGACGACGGATAGGTCTGGTTTCAGCACGTCGATGAAGGTGGTCTCCCCTCCCTCGAGGGTAATGTTCACATCCAGGACCAGGATCTCGCCGATGGTCCCGGATTTCAGTGTGGTGACGTCCATTTATGGTTCCTCCTTCTCTTCTTTCTCAATCGGTGTGTCAAGGGTATCTTCGACCTTCACAACCTGGGATTTGGCCTTGCCTTCCTGCAGGTGCGTGTCGAGATCAGCTCTGCGTCGCGTGGTGGCCCTCAACCAGGAGACCCGAGTCTGTTTCAGAGGGAAAGTTATTTCCTCTCCCAGGGCGATGAGGACGGTCTCGCTTGATAGGATCCGGACGGTCGGGACCTCGCCAGTCTCATCGACCGCGAGGAGGACCGCGTCCACTCCATCGAACTTTCTCCTGGTTCTCTCTCCCAGGGCGATGAGGACGGCGTCCTCTCTCTCAAATGCCCGGGCCGTGATCTCGTTGACCTTGATCAGGACCGTGTCTGCCCGGGAGATCCGGGCCGTGATCCCGGGGCCGCCCTCCTCGACCGCGATGAGGGCCTCGTCAGTGCAGGTGAACTGTCTCCTGGTGA